TTGTATCAAGTCTATTATTTACATTAGTAAAGCTTGTATCAATTGTATCAAATTTAGTATTTACATTAATATCATTTAAAACAATATTATTACTATTAAGTGTCCCAGAAATATCTATATTATTTAAAGAAGCATCTTGACCATTAATAACAGTATTAGTCGAAAAACTAGAATTATTTAAAATATCATAAATGTCTACTAAACTATTATCTATATTATTAAATGTATTACTAATATCATTATTATTTAATAATAAATTTCCTGATATATTTATATTTATAGCATTCAGATTTCCAATATTAGCATTATTACTAGTTATAGTTTCAAAAGTAAAATTATTATTTATGATATTTGTTAAATTTGTAATATTAATTAAACCTCCCATATAGTTATGGTTTTGACATTGAAAATATATAATGTCATCTATATTAGTTATTGTAATTTGAGAATATGAACCACCATTACCAGGTTCTTCATTACTTAAAAAAACATTATTAGATATTTCATTATTTCTCTCTTCATCTTCATAAAATCTCAATCTATGACCAGAATTACTAATATCTTCTTGTAAAAATCTATATGTTTTTCCTAATTCTAAATTTATATTATTTAATTCATTATTATTTATTCTATATGATAAATTTGAGCCTTGATTATAACGATTGTGATTTTCTGTTTTAGTATCTACATTAACATTAAATGTAATAATTTCATTAGTAATAATTAATTTTGTATTAATTTCTAAATTATTTAAGCAAGTATCACTATTTTTCAAAACATAATTATTTTGAATATCATTTATACTATTATCTAAAATATTTACACTAAAATCTAAATTACTTATATTAGTATTTAATAAATTCAAACTTAATTCAATATTATCTATATTATTATTTAATGTATTTACACTATTATCTAAAATATTTACACTAAAATCTAAATTGCTTATATTAGTATTTAATAAATTCAAACTTAAATCAATATTATCTAAATTTCCATATATAGTAATTATATTACTACATAAATCATAAACAATATTACTTAAATCATTAAATGAAATTAAATTGGCATAACTATTATCAAAATTTAAATTATTGAAACTGGCTTCTATTTGTTGAGCTAAAGCAACTTTTAGACCATCTGAATTTATTTGGCCTTTGACATTTAAATCTGATTTTACTTCTAAATTTCCAGATATATTAACTATTTTATCTGATGGTATAGAAAATACTAAACTATTATATTTTGACTCAATTATTAAATCTTTTAATATTTTATTACCACTACTATCAATATAATTATGATTAGAATTTGAAGCATCATGTACTAATTTATTCAAATTTAACTTATATGGTAAGTCAGGCCTATTAAATTCATATTCATCTGGATTACTCATTATTAATATTTTATAATATTAATAATAATATAATTTTCATTTATTAAGTTTGATATATAAAATTATCTACATTAAAGTGTAATTTTTATAAAACCACTAATATCACGATATAAACAATTAGATAATAAACCAGCACTACTATCAGGTAAATTACTTAAAAAAATTAATGAACAATCAAATCTAATATTTGAAGCATCAATTATAATACTAGATGTGTCTAAATATATTGATTCACTTATATCAAAAACATTATTATTATTATAATTTAGTTTTAAATTACCGCTAATTTCTAAATTATTTAACGATGTATCACCAAGAACATATAAATTATTATTCAAACTTAAATCAGAATTGATAATGTTTAAAACTCCAGATATATCAACATTATTAAATGAAGCATCACTATAATTTAATAAACTAATATCACTTTCTTCAGTAACAGTTCCCCAAGATAGACTTGTTCCATCAGTAGTCAAATATTTTCCACTATTACTTGTTTGTGATGGAATTATTATAACACTGGAACCATCAATAGTTAAATTACCGCTAATTTCTAAATTATTTAAACAAGTATCACCAAAAACATATAAATTACTATTCAAACTTAAATCACCATTTATAATATTTAAATTACCGCTAATTTCTAAATTATTTAAACAAGTATCACCAAGAACATATAAATTATTATTTAAACTTAAATCATTATTTAAACTTAAATCATTAAATATGGCTTTATTACTAAATATTGTTTCATTTAATATATGAATAGCATAACTAGGATCCAAAGTATTAATACCGATTCTATTTCTTGATGTATCAATACATATTAATTGTTCTGTATTTAAATTATATGAACTAGTGACAGCAGGACTAGCAAAAGTACCTATTAAATTATTAATTGATTCATTTGACATCTTTATTTATAATTAAAAATAATATTTAATAATTAATTAATATTTAATATTAATTCTAAATAATTCATTAATTCTTTAATTCATTAATTCATTATTTTTACTAAATTCTAAAACCTAAAATATTTTTGTATTTATTTCTAAGTATTTTTATAATTATTTCTAATTATTTATTTTGTTTTCTAAATAAGTTATTTTTTCATTTAAAGAATTAATTAATAAACTTTGGTCTATTAATATTTTTTGAATATTATTTAAATTAACATTATCAGGATTAGCTTTGAATAAAGAGGAATTATAATAATTATTAGATAAATCTTTCAATTTATTATCCAATTCTTTTATTGCTGCTAAACCATATACAAAAATACTATTATAATTTAAACTATATGGTGTTATATCATTTCCTACATTAACAGTAAAATTAATGTCTTCTATTTTTTCTACATCTTGAGCAATTAAACCTGCTTCAATTACATAAGGTTCATTTACTATTCCACTAAAATCTGCATCTTTAAATGTTCTTGTTTTTTGATAAACTTGCGGCTCTAATTTATTAATTATTTCTAAACCATTATTAATAATTTTTTCATTATGTTTTAATCTGTCATCTGAAGAAATAACTAAAGCAGTTGTACTTTCCATTGCTGTAGCATTTAAAGAACCATCAATAATTAAATGACCACTAAAATCCATTAAACCAACAAAAGAAATATCTCCTTCTATTAAATTAACATTAATAGTTGAAGCATCTAATAAATTACAAAATATATTATTGCCATTACAAGATATATCCTTATTAATAATTATAGTTCCAGGACCTATAATTTCAGTTATACTAATTTCATTAACAGTAACAATTTTACCACGATCAAATTCTATAAAATCAGTATCTTTTGAAGAAGAAATAAAATTACAATCTATTCTATTGCTACTTATATCATTAGAAGCAATATTATTTGAAGTAATAGTGTTACTAGATAATTCATTTGTTATAATATTAATAAATTCCGCTTTAGAATTAAAAGATACATCAGAAATAAATTGAATATTTTTACTTTGTGATAAACTCGAGACACCTATATTAGGATACGAACCTGTTAATGTTATTTCTGAACACCTAATTCCTTTATCATTAATATCTATACCATATCTTGAATCAGGATTAGATGTTCCAATACCTATCACATTATTTTCAGTATCAATACATACAACATCACTTGGATCTAATATAACATTTTCAACTAAACTAGATATAGCAGTAATTACTTTATTAGAATTAGACATAATTAATTTAATATAATATAATAAAACTATTATTTATATATAATTTATATCTAAAAATATTAATATTAATAATAATAATGAATAATAATGAATAATAATACCATAAATAATAATACCATAAATAATAAGACAATTTTTAATTATATTAATCTTTATAATGATTTTAATGATATATCATTAATTGGATATTTATCAAAATGTTTAAATATTCATAAAGAGAGAATTACTATAAAAAAAATAATAAATATAGATTCATCAAATAATATGAATTTAAAGGATAATATTGGAATAAATGATTATTTTATATTACTTAATGAAACAAGGAGTGATATATTTATTGACAAACTATTAGATAATAGCTTAAATGACAAGTTAAATGATACCTTAAATAATAGAATAGTATGTAATAGTTATAATAATTTAATAATTAATGAACCTACTAAATTAAATCTCTCAAATGATGCTAATAAATATGTTTTTATTAATAATGAAAATAATGTTAAATATATAATTTTCTTTATGTAAATAATTTATAATTTTTTGGTTATTTTAAAATATTCCTGTAATTATTTTCTATTATGTAAATAAATTATAATTTTTGGTTATTTTATTAATTTTTAGATATTATTAATTTTTATATATTTTTAAATGGTTGATTTACCTGCTTCAGCTAATAATTCATTTAATTTTGATTTAATTAATGTGTTTTCTGCTTTTAATAAGGTGTTTTCTGCTTTTAAATCATTTATTTCTGTTTGTTGCGATTGAACAATAGCATCTAATTCTTTTGTTGCAGCTATATTGTATACAAATATTGGATTATATTCTACAGAGAGTTTGTTGTCATCTTCTTCCTCAATATTTACAACAAATGCTAGTTCAGGAATATTTGCTACTTCTTGTGCTATTAATCCTGCTGTATGTCTATAAGTGCCTTCTTCTAAAGGACCATTATAATCAGCATCAAGTATTTCACGTGTTTGGTCATATAGTTGTGGATCAAGTTTTCGTATAATATTTAATGCTCCTGTAATTGGTTGTTCATTGTGTTTCAATCGGTCATCACTTAAACTACCTTCTGAGTATCTAACAACCCTCCAAACTATTAATTTGGGTGTATCACTACCGGTATTTCCTTGAGTATAATCATTAGAACGAGTTATATAAACAAAATTTGCTACAATTTCTAATGTGTTATGAGAATGTGTAGCAACACGTCTAATTAATAAATCATTAGTCTGACCTCCATTTTCCCTTCCTTGTTGTGATATCGGAAATCTAATTGCATGTTCATTTTCATCAGGCGTACTCCGGAGACCATTGCTATTTAGTGCATTTGCTCCAACTATAATACCATAATGAACTTTTAAATTTCCACATATATCAACATTTGAATTTAATGAAACATCTCCTTGAACTTCTAAATTTCCACATATATCAACATTTGAATTTAATGAAACATCACCTTGAACTTCTAAATTTCCACATATATCAACATTTGAATTAAATGATACATCACCTTGAACTTCTAAATTTCCACATATATCAACATTTGAATTTAATGAAACATCTCCTTGAACTTCTAAATTTCCATTTATATCAACATTTGAATTCAATGAAACATCTCCCGATATATCTAATCTTCCATTTATTGAAACATCTTCATGTACTATAAGATTTTTACTAACAGATGCACCTGCTTGAATATTAATACCATCAATAAAATCTACTTTTTGATTAAAAGTAACAATTCCACATATGTCAAAAATTACTCTACTATTATTATCAAATTTAATAGATAAATCATTATTATTAACATTATCGATAATATTTAATTGATTTAAATTAATATTGCTTGCATCAAGACTATTATTTACACTTAAATCACCTTTTATTATTACATCATTTTCTACAATTAATTCACCACATATATTAACATTTTTATTAAATGATACATCATTTTCTACAATTAATTCACCACTAATATTAACATTTTTATTAAATGATACATCATTTTCTACAATTAATTCACCACTAATATTAACATTTTTATTAAATGATACATCATTTTCTACAATTAATTCACCACTAATATTAACATTTTTATTAAATGATACATCATCTTGAACAAATAATTCACCTAGTATATTTACATTAGTAAAAGAAGCATCATAACCAAGTTCTAATAAAGTATTTATAGAATTATCTATAATATCTAATTTGTTTAACAAATTAACATTATGTTTGTATAAGAAAATTTTTTCAAAATTTATTCTGTTATTAGTAATATCATAACCATATGATATTATATCAATATATCCAATATATCCTTTTATTTCTATATTAACTACAGCACCTTTACCATAATAATCTTTACCATTATTTGTTATAACGGTTCCAGTAGAATTATTACTTATTTCAAAATTATCTTCAAAATTAGGATCACAACTAAAATTTAGATGATTTTGTGATAGATCATTTATACTTTTAAATATATATGTTCCTTTTGATAGATATAATTTTTGATTAGAATTAGTAATACTTGTTGTTAGACCTCCATAAATTAAATTAATTGTATCGAATATACTAGTGACAGTAACATGTACATCTATATTAGTATCTTGTGGTAGTTCACTTATATTTTCATCAACTTCAAAATTTTTTAATAATATATTATTACTGACATTTAGTGTATTTTCAATTGAAATATTATTTTTTACATTTAAATCATTATTTATACTTACATCTGTAAATTTAGCAGTACTAGGTGTAGTTAAACCAATAGTGGAAGAATTTATAGTTGATTCAACAATATTTTGTGATCCTGTTTGTTGTGTACTAGTACCCGTTATAGTACCATTTACTTTTAAATTTCCATTAATATGACATGTATTTACATCTGGAGGAATATTACCTAAATCAGGTATATTAATTTTACCATTTAAACTAATGTCATTAACTATAAGTTTATTTTCTACTGTTAAATCATTATTAACTGTTAGATTACTAGAATCAATATTACTAGAATTAATTCTTTCAGAAATAATATTGTTAAAATTAGCTGAATTATCAAATATAGTATTACTATAGAATTCAATTTTTTTATTAGGACCTGCCTTGAAATAAATATTAGAAGTTTTACTTTCTAATACAAAATTATTATTACTACAATCATTTTTTATTATATTGGATATATCATCATTATTATTATGTTCTATTGATGTAGAAAAAATCTTCCAAGGTCTACTATTATTATTATATTTAATAATATTATTATTACTAATATCTGGTGTGGCACCAGTAAATGGTATAACATTTTCTAATCTTTCTTTTAATTTAAATGGATCACTATTTTCTGGCATTTATTAATAATATATATTAAAAAAATATATATTATTAAACAATAACATTATTAAACAATAACATTATTAATCAATAACATTATTAAAAAATAAAATTCTTCTAAAATAAAAATAGTATAAAAATTTAATTAATTCTACTACATTTAACATTATTATTTGTAATACCATCCCAAGCTATTCTACAATCTTGTGCCCATTTTTTCTTTGTACATATTATTTGATTTGTATTTGCACCATTAATATCAAAAAAAGCTACATCTTTATTATTACAATCTTCTGTGCCTTTTCCTCTATTTATAGTAGAATTATTTACACATGTTGGATTATCATTTTCATCTCTTTCAACATCCCAATAATCAGGACAATCACTTACAATAGGAGGAAATGAATCTTCAAATAAAGCTTTACTGAAAAAAATTCCTAAAGCAATTAATGAAACAATTAAAATAAAAGTAGCTATAGTTAATACTATTTTATGAAAGCTAGATAAATCTGAAAACATTATAAACTATTAAAATATGTAAATAAATTATTTTCTATTATGTAAATAAATTATTTTCTATTATGTAAATAAATTATAATTTTTGGTTATTTTATTAATTTTTAGATATTATTATTTTTTAGATATTATTATTTTTTATATATTTTTAAATTGTTGCCTTACCTGCTTCAGCTAATAATTCATTTAATTTTGATTTTATTAATGTGTTTTCTGCTTTTAATAAGGTGTTTTCTGTTTCTAAATTTTCTATTCTTGTTTCTTGCGATTGAATAATAGTATCTAATTCTTTTAAAACTCTTGGTTATCGTATATGATTCCGACCTTGTTTAGAGAAGGTTGTGCTTCCTTCAGCAGTCTTGTGGAAAATCGGGTAGCTTTTGACATACTAATATATGATGAGAAGAAAAATGACAGTGTGCTACTTATTATCCCAACTTTGTTATTTCCATACAAGTAAGATTAATATTTTTATATAATTCAAAGAATGTTCTATCACTTGTTAAATTATATATTTTTAATCTATACCTTTCTCCACTTGCCCCTACTGTTTCAACTCTTACTAATGTTGAAAACGCTGTTGAAAAATACATAAATTCTTCATCATATCTATCAGTACGTAAAATATGCCTGACCCATTCTTCTTCACTACCCCCTATATTGTGTTTTACTAATCTTATGTTGAAGTCATACAATCGGACTCCAGATGAGTTAAACCCTAATCTCACATTTACCAAGTAAACACCAGTTGTACTTGGCGTCCAATAACCACTATCAACATCATCCGCTGGATATTGTTGAGAATAACGGTTAGTATTGAGTTCAAGAGGTATATAATATTCACTGTTAGAAGGAATATCAACGTTATTGTCGCCAGTTCCATCGTAATTAAAACCTATATTTAGATAATATGGGTTTGTTTGCTCTATATTAGAACATGTTAAATTTCCACTTATATCAACATTTGAATTCAATGAAACATCTCCTTGAACTTCTAAATTTCCACATATATCAACATTACTACAATCTAATATCATATGATTTTCACTATTTATAGTTTCTACATGTATAGAACCTTTATCGGCCATATTTTT